CCCTAGGGGGCCCCGCCATCACTCAACTTAGGACTAAAACCATGAGTAACGATTTCACCGTTGTTAGTTTTCCACGCTTTTCTGTGGATCTTAGCCCCAGTGAGGCCGTTCTCATGGCCCACGTCCTTGCTATCTATAATGGAGGCGCTGGTGAGGAATACGGTCTTGTAGATTCCGGTCCCGAAAGGGTAACCGCAATGCTCACGTCGTATCTTCAGGCGCTGCCGCACGAAATAAAATGTGCTGCTTTCCAAGAAGCTTTAAAGCTTCCTTTCACGGCCTATAGGCCGTGGTTGTTAGATATTTACTAGTTGTGTGATTGGCGGAGTTTCCCTAAGGAGGCTCTATTTGTGGGTTGGCTCCCACTAGTCCTAAGACGTAGCGGAGGTTCCCGATGGTAACGAAGACCAAAGTGGCATCGTTGTTTTTTCAATCAACTGGTGCTGCCAAATCTACGCCCGGCTGGGGTCCCAATACTTCTGCTACTTTCAGTCAAGTCGTTTTTGTTAATGAATCGGTTCGTTTCGAACCGTGGAGTTATCCTGGTTGGAAGCAATTAATCGCGACCCATCAGAATGCGACTACTTTTATGACTGGAAAGCGTCTGAAAAGCTTCGGGCGACCGTCGTTCTTTAAATACACTGTGTTGTTTAGTTACAACAACGGTGCGGCGACCGCGAACTGGGTAGGGTCTGGTGAGTTGTTCAGTTTACCGAGCATCTCATCACTTATAACCCTCTCAGCACCGAGCACGGATCCATTAGCACAGGCCCGCGCTGCGGAGAAGTTCGTTTCAAAGTACTACCAAAAGACCCGTTCTTTAAGAACGTTGTCCTCGGTGGCAGAAATGAGCGAAACTATCCGCGGTGTATTATCACCTGCCAAGTCGTTGCGTAAGGCTGTTGGCGATCTCAATCAGACGCTACGGGGTAACATGTACCGTAGTTTCCGTCGAGGCGCCCGCGACCTCCGCAATGTCGTGGCTGGCACATGGCTCGAGTGGGTGTATGGTGTTAAACCACTCGTGAACGATGTTGATGGCGCCATGGAGGGTCTTAACCGACTCAGAAATGGCGATTTTCGTGACTCTGTGCCTTTATCGGCATCTGATCAGCACGAAACTAACCAAGTTATAACGCCCAATATGGGCGTCGGGCATTCTAGCCCGTTAAATGTTAACTTTGGGACCGTCGACGTCGAGCGCTTTGACCGCACACAGGTCACCTTTAAAGGTGCTGTTGTGGTTACGCGCCCTGGAGGTGAGATTCCACCCGGTATGCAATTCGGTGTGGGTCTCGAGGATATACTTCCTGCTGTTTGGGAGGCCGTTCCTTGGTCGTTTTTTATAGACTACTTCATTAATGTGTCTAATGTGATTGATGCATTCTCAATTTTGGACGGCAACTTTGCGTGGGTTCAGCGTACTGTCAGAAACAGTCGCATCATCCGCGTTTCAGATGTCCGCCCAACACCAGATAGCACTGGCGGGAGTTCTTTCTCCCGCTATTCAGCTTCTGGTGGAGGATGTGAGGTCGGTTTTACCGAAGTAACCCGCTCTCGTGTCGATTGGCGAGATTTTTCTCCCCCTCTCCGAATCAAGTTTCCTGAATTCGGAACTAAGTGGGCGAATATCGCAGCTCTTTCGCAGATGCTTAAGAACCCCTTTGACGTCGGCACAATTTATCGTGTCCGTCTTCCAAGGCGTCGATGAGAGTTTCCTCAACCGTTTCATCACCTTCGAGGCATTAACATGTCTTTTAACCTGACGTCCCCGGTCACTGGGCAAGCACAGACGGGCTTAACCGGCCCCACGTACACCCTGACTGCAGACACTGCTCCTGGCCCCAACGCAAAACAGTGGGCGGTTACCGCGCTTGGCGGTACGCAAACTGGGGTTGACACCCATAGCGTTGCTCGGCCTTTCACGATCACAGTATGGAAGCCTCTCATTGCCCGTATTCTGGGCATGATTAACGTACTCACTGGTCGTGTTTCGAGTGTTCCGAAGAACCAGTATACGGTGCTCACCCGTAAGGGTGTGACGCCGCTTGCTGGTCAACCGTCTGAAATTGCTATCTTCGAAACGAGGATGGCGATTCCGGCGGGTTCGGATCTGGCTGATCCAGCAAACCTGCGGGCTGCACTGTCTGCGCACTTTGGTGCGTTAGTACAGCAGTCCGCTGGTATAGGCGATATGGTTGTTACCGGACTCGCCTAGATTTTTGCTGATCTGGCTCTGTTTCGAGCCACCACACTCATGGAGAAATCTTTATGTCTGCTTTGACTGATGCTCTTTTCTTCAACCTCCAGCAAGACCTGGAAGGCCACCTCGACGCGTACCAAGTTTCCAAGCTTGGAGAAGACGTCCCGATGTGGCCGGACATCACCCAACGGCAGTATGCCGCGGTGAGTCTGGCGAGGTCACTGTTTAAGAAGTACAACGACAGTGATCGCCCCAGTAGGGAGGCTAGCAAATCTGCTCTAACGAAGTTTATCTCGTGTAATGACAGTAATGCTGCCTACCAAGTCCAGTGCGAGAGTATCCTAGACGAAGAGCTCATCAATGATGTATCAGATGAGCTTCACCGTTTTTGGTACATCGATGGCTGCTCCCCTCTAGTATCCACGTTCAATCAGTTGTACGAACGTGGGAAGCTAGGCAAAGGTAGCAATCGAGCGGCGCGGGGTCACGACCTTTATACTAAGGTCTATGACTCGCCGTTATCGCACTCTTCCGAAACCCTGTCATTCCTTTGGCAGAGACTTTCGGCTTCCGACCCGCGGCATCTACTCGCAGAGCAAATGCGCTGCAGCCGATACGGGTTCAAGAAAGTGGAGGGAAATTCACTAAGTTTCGTGAATAAGAACGTTACAATCGCGCGCGGTATTTGTACCGAACCCACTATTAATATGTGGTTTCAACTCGGTATGGCGGCGTTCCTAACGGACCGCCTCTGGACCAGGTACGGTATCGACCTCAGTATACAACCTGAGGTAAACCGCGCGATGGCTCGCATAGGTTCTGTGACTGGTCGTTTCGCAACGATCGATCTGGAATCGGCGTCGGATCTCATTAGCATTGAGCTGTGTAAGAGGTTGTTACCTCGATCCATGCTTGGAATGCTTATGACGATCCGATCGCCTGCAACCCGTTTGCCGTCAGAGTTTGGCGGCGGTGTTGCCGAGTTGCACAGCATTAGCACCATGGGGAATGGGTTTACTTTCCCACTCATGACTGCGATTTTCTGTGCTGTAGTAGCCGTCGTGTATCGGAGACTTGGATATCCTCTCGAAAGAGGCGGGTCTAAGGTGCGTACCTTCTCGGTGTTTGGTGATGACATCATCATCCATCCAGGAGCTGCACGTCTTCTGTACAAGACCTTAGCCCTTATGGGGTTCAAGGTTAACGTCGACAAGTCCCACGTTGAGGGAGCGTTCCGTGAATCCTGTGGAGCTGATTTTTATCTCGGCTTTCCAGTCCGTGGCGTCTATATAAAGCGCCTTAAGACTGTACAGGACCACGTTGTTGCTATCAACGGCTTAAATCACTGGTCAGCAACCACCAAAGTGAACCTCCCACATACTGTGGGCTGTTTACTAAGGTCGGCCTCTAAGCTGGGACATGTTTTACGTGTCCCGGCCGACGAGAATGACGATTCGGGTGTGCACGTGCCGCTTGACATGGCGCGTGGGGTTAAACACTCGAAACATGGTCTCATCCGCTATCAACGGTACCTTCCAAGGTGCCGGTATCTTTCCATTGATACAGAAGCGGAGGTGATCACAGTGACAGGCAATGCACAGCCACGGAGCTATAACCCTCACGGGTTGTGGCTTGCGTTCTTGCATGGCACATTGAGGAGCGGTAGGGTCCGTGGTAAAATGGAGCCACGGATTTCCCTTCAGGCGAAGGGTGCTGTAACCTACCTGACGAGACCAAGGGTGTCCGCTTCCTGGGATGCCCTTGCTCCTCATGTCATAGACGATGATTGGGGTTTCCTACCCCGATTCTATGACTGGCGGCGTTGGTCAGACGCCGCTCGGACCAACCTTCTAGGTCCGAGTGAGTAGGCCGTAAGGCCTTTGAG